GTAAGCCCATCCATCGTGGCTGTGCCGACCACGTCAATTCCTGCATTAGATACTGAAAATTTTTCAGCGGCAGAACCATTAAACACAATTAAACTCTTAGTAGAGTCTGCGCCTAAATAGCCTCTTACTGTGCTTGCTTGTTGTAATTCTATAAGAGCAGCAGCGCCACCAGTTCTATCAACACTTAATGTTGTTCCACTATGTGTTAAAGCCGTAGCACCGCTAACAGTAAGACCACTCGCCATATCAACAGCGCCATCAATGTCCACAACATCAAGGTTAGTTGTGCCGTCTACGGCTATGTCGCCTGAGATGTCTAGGCTTGCAAAGACTGAAGTTCCTGTGGCTGTCATTATGCCTGTTGCTGTAATGGCTGCACCCGTAATAGCCGCAGGAGTTGTGCCACCAATAACTGTACCGTCTATTGTGCCTGCGTTGATGTCAGCTGTGGTCAGCACCGAAGATGCAATAGTCATCACACCCGTGCTGTCCGCAATCGAAACCGCCGCAGTGCCGTCGTTGGCCTTAATATTTGTAACCTCAAGGTTCGTCGCGTTAACGCCGTCGTCCTTCAGCAAAACACCATCAATCGTTACACCAGCCGCAGCCGTAGTCTCGCTAATTGTGTCCGTGGTTATAACATCACCCGCAGTGACAACCACGTTAGTCCCGTCCGTGGCATTACCATTGGCTAAGACTTCGGCCAGCGTGTCTACAGTGCCTACTTGAGCATCAACATACGCTTTAATGCTTTCTGAAGTTGCCAGTGTAGTGGCAGAAGCGCCCGTAAAATCGTCTGCATCAAGAACCGCTGTGCCACTGACGCCCGTGTTAAAAACAGGTGAAGTTAACGTCTTGTTGGTTAGCGTTTGAGTGTGCGCTGCAAACACAAAGGTATCGTCGCTAGCCAACAAAGGCAGCGTTACAGTTCTGTCTGCTACGAGGTTAGATCCAGCAAATATGTATTGGTGATCAGCCGCTGAGTCATTGATTTGAGGGGTGGTGAGAACAGGCGAGGTCAGTGTCTTGTTGGTCAGGGTTTGTGTTCCCGTGGTAGACACCGCTGCGTACCATGTACCAAGCGAGCCCCCGTCGTCCCTGTTCCACCACAAGCCGTTTGATTCGGTTATGGCAATCTGCCCGTATCGTATTTCGCCAGTTGCTGCCGTGTCTCTTATCGCAGAAATAAGCACCGCCCTGTCAGTTGATGGGGCGTTAGAGCTGGAGCCTTGCAGAGAGTAAAAGCCGCTTTTCTTAAATGCGACAGCCGTTGTATCTGATCCGTCAGTAAGAGAGGTCTTGCCAACGTTGGCCGCGTCCGAGTTATCGACAATGGCCTGTAGCTCTGTGGTTGTTTGTGTCAGTTGTCCCATGTGTCTATCCCTTCAATACTTGTGCGTCGATGGCTGCGTCTATGATGTCTACCTTGGCGTCGCCGGTTGTTTCAACCCGGACAATAATCTCTCGACATCTGCCAAGTGAATTGATGTCGATGGTCTTGTTGCCGTCCACGTTGACGGTGTTGATCGTTGTGAAGTTAATTAGGTTCTTGCTGACCTTGACCGTTACGTCTGTCGCGGCAGAGGTTTCGCCATGCAGCTTGATCTTGTCTATGACCATCTCAGCGCCGCCAACGCCAAACACTTCAGATGAGATCAACGGCAAATCTTTTCGGCGCGTCATTGCGGCGCCGTCCTGTTGATAGTTGCTGTAATCAAGGCGGTAGATTTTTTTGTTGATTGCGTGGGCCGCTAAAACCAAGTCAAAGCCCTGAACAACCGTGGTCGTCACAAAGTCCTTCTCCAGCCAAGACCCGGAGCTAACGTGATGAGTCCAGATCACACCCTGATTTGGGAAGATGAAATCAACAAAGTTTTCTTGGTGTAGCGAGTAACAGCTCACCCGTGCCGTTTCAAAATCATCTGATCCGTAGTTGTCCCAAGCCTCTCCAATTGCTGGCACATAAAGTGGGGAGTGCTGGCTTCCAACAAGGACGCCCGGCCTGCGGTTGCCGTCAATAAAGTAAATGGCGCCGTCAATGGAATCGACCGCGTAGGTGCCTGAGATACCATGCTGCAACACAGCCTGACGCTCCAAAGGTGGGCGCCCTGTCCCGCTCGTAAACCAAATCTCGGTTGTCGTTTCGCCAAAGAGGTACAGCAACTGATTTAAGGAAAAGACCCGCCTGATATCATCTGGCAGCGCCTCGGCCTGTGCAAAGTCAAGCGAGTTAATGCTGGTGCCGTCATTTAAAGCAGATACAACAAAGTATCCGTTGGGTTGATCAAAGATGAAGCGAGAATCTAAGAACGCAACTGATTGAGTTGTTAGAAGGTCTGCGTCGCTAATCTCAACCAAGCCGCCAGATACCGTATAGACGTAAGCCGATGGGTTGCCGCCAGTGCAGATGATTAACTGGTTTGCATCTGTCGCCATTACTACCGGTTTGGGGTCGTTGGATATGTTGCCCAAGAAAAGAGCATTGCCGCCTGAATCAATCGAGTAAAGAGATGAGCCAGTGACTTGATACATCAACTGGTTGGGACCGCCTACAATAATGCGCCTGTCGGCTCCTCCGGGCGTGATAGAGACGTTTACGGGGTCGCCATCGGCATCTGTAATGGCCGAGGCGTTCACGTCTATAAGGGGCTCTCCTGTGCTTAAAAAGTCTGCAAAGGTGACATAGCCGGGCACTTGCCGGTAGCCCCGCAGCGTGTGCGGGTAGATGTTAAGCACTTGCTGCCGGTTAGCGTCCAGACGAGTGCTGTCATAGCTGGACTCTAATTGAACATCGGCTCTCATAGATCAGTATTCACATCGTAATTGTTTTGCTTGAACGTAAAAGCCAAGTCGCTCATATCCACCGATATGTCGATGCTTATCTCACCCTCTAGCCTGTTCTTAGTTTCTTGCGCGATGTTGAAAACAACCGGAGACGGGTCTATCCCAAAATCTCCTGAGATCTCAACCGCTAAGTTGTAACCAAGCGCCCGAATGGTTCCATGTGGAACATCCAGCGTCTCGCTTAATGAGGTAGGTGCGGGGATGTTACAAAGACCGTCCTCGCCCCACTCTGAAATCATATTTTGCAACGCAACGAACACATCGGCGTTTTTATTCGCGTCGTCTGTGGAGAAGGTCACCCCAGAGGTGCGAACACGGATCAGGGAGGTTGCCCTGTCTATAATGTTTTGAGGTGTCGCCATGTCGTCTCCATAAAAAAAGAAAGGGGGCCGAAGCCCCCGATCATGAGCGGTTCTAGTTGATACCGACTCGTGCAGCAAGCTGCGGTCTGATTGCCTTATAGCCGTACAGAACGTCAATTCTGCAAGGCATGGTGTCAGAGCTGATTGCGTAGTCGCGGATGATTCTCATAGAGATACCGTCCGATACTTCACGCGCAGCAAAGTCAACACCGTTTGGCAAGATAAGGTCAGCAGTTGCAAAGGCAAATGCGTTCTTGCTAAAGGCCAAAGTTTCCTGCCAGTCTGCGCTGGCACCACCGCCAACTTTAGAGATCGCAGCATTGTCAGCAGGAACTGCGCTGACATTTTGACGACCGCCAGTTGCGGTGATTGCAGGCGAGATAGCCAGGGTGGTTGCTGAGGCGCCAGAGTCTGCTGTAACAACAAACTGCTGAAGCACGCCAGTGTTGGCCTTAGTCTCAGGGTGTACCCGGTTAACGCCAGCGATGGTGATAACGTCACCCTTGAGGAACGTTGTTGTGCCGCCATCTACCGTCAGGCTAGAGCCAGACTGTGACGCGCCGTTGACCAAGTAGCCAGTGGTTGCTGCGGCAGTACCACTGGTATGAACAGGCATGAGAGTGTTCTCATAGTGCTCAAAGCCAGCGATCTTGCCCAACTGCCCGTCCTTGTACTGCTTGCTAATACTTGAAGAGTCTTGGAATAGACCCTTGGTATCGGCCAGCATGTCTACAACAGACTGCGGGTTGTGCAGGTACGAGCGATCACCGTAAGGCGCAAGGCTGTCCGTCAGCAACTTCTGTGCTTGGGTGATGTTCCCAAAGCTGTTAGCAGCACCAACGCCGCTATAGAAGTTGTAAACGTCCTTGTACATGCTCAGGGCATCGGATTCGATGTTGGCAGCAAGTACAGACATTGCAGGCTCAAGGTAACGATCTTTGAACTCGTCGATGTGCATCGTCAACTCTTCAGATGAGAACGTGAAGTCCACACCTTTCTGAGTGTCTACCGTTAAGGTAGTTGATGATTCTGCAACATCCTGAGATGAAAGTGTCGCGCCACTGCGAACAGTGAACTCGTTTGGCAAGCGGATCTTGAGATCGTTACCAATCTTTGCGCCGGTCTTTGCATACTGGTCGTCGTACTGAGTGTTGATGTTGCTCACGAAATTCAATTTCTGATGAAGAATAGCGAGGGCTTCTTTAGTGATGACGCTGGGCGTCAGTAAAGCATTAGCCATGATAAGCCTCTATTTTATTTTCTGTAGCCCCTGTACCTTGCGTACTCGGCTGGGGTCATCTTGTCCGGGTCTTTCTCAACCTTTCCATTCGACCTGACCGGCTTTGCTGGTGAGGGGGCGCTTGATGTTGTGACAGTTCTTGAAGGAGACAAAGCTTGAGCTAGGCGCCCAAGTTCCATCATCGCCATACCCGGAGCCATTGAATTAATTGCATTGGCCTTTTGTGGGTTTGACGCGAGATGGTAAGCCAAGGCTGGGCCATTCTCAGACAAGATAATTGCCTGTTGCATAGCCTCGCCTTGAACAAAGCTTGGTGCACTAACCTTTGCCATAAAATCTGGCTGGTCAGCCGCAAAAGCCTGCGAACGTGTCTTAAAGGCATCAACCGTTGCTTGGTTAGCCTGTCGTCGAAGGTGTTCGACTTGAAGCTTTTCCTGCTGGGTCATTGCCTGCTGAACCGTTCGCTGGTTCAAGGCTGCGTTGTATTGCACCACCGCGTGCTGATAAGCATTTTGGTCGTAATCGTAATCTGCCAAATCTGGAAAGCTGTCCAGTTGTGGAAGATTTTGATTCATCCGCTGCTCTAGCAGATTGGCGCGTTGCTCCGCTTCCTGTGCTCTGTGTTCCGCTTCTCGTACTTGCCGAGTTTTTTGGTTGATCCGCTCTTGAAAGGAGTTGCGCCTTTTTTGCACATCTTCTTCAGATTCGACGGGATCAGCGTCGGATGGCTCCTTTGCCTCAACGGCATCAGAGGTTTCGCCCGAAGGCTCTTGAATCTCTTCTACGGCAGATTCATTTTCCGCAGACACCGAAGTGTCCTCAGCTATCGCTGCATCAGTCATGAGTTCGTCTCCACGAATTGTGCCCCACCATAAAAAAACCGCCCGGAGGCGGCTTTATACAGGGCGGTGGGTTTGCCCTAGTAACACTGAGTCGGCAGTGTTAGACCGAAAAACTTAAGTCTCGTCGTATAAAGACTTGGGATCGTCGCCCGTTATCTCTGACAACATGACGGCAGCAATTGGAACTGCGACGCCATATTTCTTTGCGATATCAACAATACGATCGTCGAAAATAACGTAATTAAATGTTTTTCCATTTGGCTTGTGCCTTGTGAAAGCATCAGCATACTTAACGCCTTTCACGCCTTCTTCATTTAATGTTTTTGCGGCTATTGATGGGAAGTTTCTATTCATTGACATTTTTTCAGTCATTAAATCGTCATACCTTTGCAAAAGATCAAATCCTTTTTGCTCATTTGCCGGTAAGAAATTACGGTGACCTACAGAGATGTCGTCGATTTCTTTTGCTATTTGACTCATCGTGTTGTTTATTTCTTTAACTTTCTGGTTGAAGTTAGCCTCAATCGAATTAGTTAGATCGTACAGTTCATCACGACCCGTCTTGGTTTTCGCGATTTCTTTCC